GCATGACCGAGCCCTACCGCGATCGGCCGGGTTGGCGGGCGCATTGGCCGGGATCCGGCTGACAGCCTTGCCGTTATGCCCCTACCACGAGGAGCGGCGGCCGTAACCCAAGGACTGGCGGCGGTACGGAAGTGCCGATGCAGTGTCCGGACGGCGCAGGCGTACACGCCCTGCCCGTGCCGCCGCCTGATGCACGACCCCTGGAGCCCCCGCATCGTCGGGGGCTTCGCCATGTACAGCCGGCTGTGCGCAATGCCAGCTGGAGATGAGCGCCGCAACGGCGCGACTCAGGGAGTACCTCATGCAGTGGTTCCTCTATGCCCTCGTGGTGCGGTTCGTTTTCGAAGCGCTGTTTGTGATCGTGATGGTTGATAAGCCGCTGGAGTCGATCGGGCGCGGTGCCGCTGCCGTTTTGGTGGCTCTCGACGCGGTCATCGTCACGAACATCGTTCTTGCGGCGCAGCGGGTGTCGCATGCCTAGCGGTGGAGCACGAGCACGCTCCGGTCCCGCCCCCGACCCGACGGCGCTGCGGCGTGACCGGGATGCCGGCGAGTGGACGATCCTGCCCGCAGAGGGCCGACAGGGCGCAACGCCCGAGTGGCCGCTGACCGAGCAGACGATCCGCGAGGCCGACTTGTGGGATTCCTTGTGGCGGAAGCCGCAGGCGATCATGTGGGAGCGGTATGGTCAGGAGTTCGAGGTGGCGCTGTACGTGCGCCGGTTCTCCGAGGCGGAGCTGATGGACTCCCGGGTGAATCTGTCGACGCTGGTCCGGCAGATGGCGGACTCGCTGGGGCTGACGACGCCGGGGATGCGGGCGAACCGGTGGCGGGTGGACCGCGCTGAGGAGTCGGCACAGCCGGCGAAGGGTGCAGCGGCGGCGCAACTCGCTCCGAAGTCGGCGCGGGCCCGCTTGAGGGCCGTGCCCGATGGCAGCAGCTGATGACGGAACCTGGCCGCGCGATTTCCCAACCTTGTACGTGGTGCCCGACTGGATCCTGCAGCACTGCCGCTTGGAGTCCGTGGGCGGTCTGACCAGTGAGCCTCAGTCGTTCGAAATGTACGACTGGCAGCTATGGTGCACAGCGCACTTCTACCGGGTCCGCCCTGAGGCGAAGCTGGGGCAGCTGTCGACGGCGTTCCACTATCGCCGCGGTCAGGTGGTCGCGCCACAGAAGTCCGGCAAGGGGCCGTGGACGGCTGGCATTACGGCCGCAGAGGCGGTCGGTCCGGTCCTCTTTGCGGGCTGGGCTGAGGGTGGCGAGCTGTACGACTGCCGGGCTCACGGCTGTGGCTGCGGCTGGGTGTACGAGTACGAGCCGGGTGAGCCGATGGGCCGCCCGTGGACGAGGCCCCTGCTGCAGATCACGGCTACGTCCGAGGATCAGACGGACAACGTCTACCGGCCGCTGCAGGCGATGATCCGTAACGGTCCGTTGGGCGAGTTGATGAAGGTGGGCGAGCAGTTCGTCCGTCTGCCGAACGATGGCCGCATCGACGTGGTGACGAGCAGCGCACAGTCCCGCCTCGGTAACCCGATCACCTTCGCCATCCAGGATGAGACTGGAATCTGGACCGAGGGCAACAAGATGACCAAGGTCGCGACGACACAGCGCCGTGGCCTTGCGGGCATGTCAGGCCGGTCGCTGGAGACGACGAACGGCTGGGACCCGTCGGAGAATTCGGTGGCACAGCGCACGGCCGATTCCAAGGTCAAGGACGTCTACCGGTTCCACCGGCTGCCACCAGGCGGCCTGTCGTATTCCAATAAGGCGGAGCGCCGGAAGATCCACCGGCACGTATACGCGGGCAGTACGCATATCGACCTCGACGCCATCGAGGGCGAAGCTGCCGAACTGATGGAGAAGGAGCCGGCCGAGGCGGAGCGATTCTTCGGAAATCGCATCGTGGCAGGTACGGGAACGTGGCTGCACCGCGACCGGTGGGATGAGCGGGCTAAGCCTCGCGAGGTCCCGGACGGCACCCCGGTGGTCCTTGGCTTCGACGGCTCGGACATCGACGACTGGACCGGGCTGAGGGCCGAGACGTTGGACGGCTACCAGTTCACGCCGACGTACAGCTCGCTGTCCCTGCCGACGATTTGGGATCCGTCCGAGTGGGGTGGCCAGGTGCCGCGCCTAGAGGTGGATGCGGCTTTGGATGAGCTGATGCGCCGCTACACGGTGGTGCGCGCGTACTGCGATCCGCCCTACTGGGAGACCGAGGTCGACACGTGGGCGGAGAAGTACGGCGAGAAGCGGGTTGTCCGCTGGTACACGAACCGCATCGTTCAGATGCACGCCGCCTGTGAACGGCTCCTGACGGACGTGACGAAGGCCGACAGTGCCTTCGCGCATGACGGCTGCGAGGACACGTCGGCGCACGTGGGGCACGCCCGGAAGGCGGCCCGCACTGCTGGCCGGTACGTGCTCCGTAAGGCCGCACCGCATCAAAAGATCGACATGGCGGTGGTGTCCGTCCTCGCCCACGAAGCCGCGGGCGACGCGATTGCCGCTGGTCTGGCACGGCCCAGGAAATCGAGCAGGACAACAGTGATGCGATGACGACGGGGGTGACTTGTGGCCCTCGACCTCGAGCCGGATGCCTGGCTGAAGCGGCTGATTCACTGCCACGACAACGATCTGCCGCAGCTGCGGTTGATGGATTCGTACTACGAGGGCACGCAGCCGCTGAGCTATCTGGCGCCGGAGATCCAGTCGGAGCTGTCGGACCGGATGCGGCAGCTGGTCATCAACTGGCCGCAGTTGGTCGTGGACGCGCTCGACGAGCGCCTGGACGTCGAGGGATTCCGGTACGCGGACAGTGAGACCACGGCCGATGACCTGTGGTCGGTGTGGCAGGCCTCCGACATGGACGAGGGCAGCCAGCAGGCCCACGTCGACGCGCTGGCCCTGAAGCGCTCCTACGTGATCATCGGTGCGAACGAGGACGACGAGTCCACGCCGATCGTCACCGCCGAGTCCGCCCTGGAGGTGTTCGCCGAGCGGGATCCCCGCACCCGTCAGGTGACGGCCGCGGTGAAGCGCTGGGAGGAGCCTGCGGCCGGGTCTGCGCCGGTGAAGTGGGCGACCCTGTACCTGCCGGACGCGCGGATGACGTTCGAGCAGCAGAAGGGCGCCTGGGTCGAGGTCGACCGCGACGAGCACAACCTTGGCCAGGTGCTGGTCGTCCCGCTGGCCAACCGGCCGCGGCTGCGGCACCTGGACGGCACGTCGGAGCTACGCTCGGTGGTCCCGATCTCGGACGCGGCCTGCAAGATCGCCTCGGACATGATGGTCAGCGCTGAGTACCACGCGATGCCGCGCCGCTGGGCGACAGGCATGTCCCGGGACGACTTCGCCGACGAGAACAACCAGCCCCTGGGCGCCATGTCGTCCCTGGCGGGCCGCCTGTGGGTGAACGAGGGCGACAACGTCAAATTTGGGCAGTTTCCCGAAGCTCAACTCAGCAACTTCCACGAGACGATCAACGTGCTTGCCCGCCTGGTGGCCGCGCTGACGGGCCTGCCGCCGGCGTTCCTCGGCCTGGCCACCGACCAGCCGCCGTCCGCGGACGCGATCCGTGCGTCGGAGGCCCGGCTGGTGAAGCGGGCGGAGCGCCGACAGCGGGCGTTCGGCGAGGCGTGGGAGCGGGTGATGAGGCTCGTTCTCCTGGTTCGGGACGGCGAGTTGGACCCGCGGACCCGCAAGCTGGAAACGGTGTGGCGGGACCCGGCGACCCCGACCTACGCGCAGAAGGCCGACGCGGTCGTGAAGCTTCACGCCTCCGGCATTCTGCCGACCGAGCAGGCGTGGGAGGACCTCGGCTACTCGGCGGTGCAGCGGGACCGGATGCGGGGCATGCAGGACGAGGCACTGACCCGGATGACAGCGATGGACCTGCACCAGCTGTCCACGGCCCAGCCGGAGCCGACGCCTTCCGCTCCGGCGCCCGGGGACACCGGCCTGGCCGGCTGACATGGCAACGGACACGCAGGTCCAGGACGAGATCGTGACGGCCTACGGTGCGGCGCAGCGACGGGCCGTGCTGCAGACGACGATCCGGATGCAAAGACTGTGGAAGCAGCTTGCCGCCGCGGATCTGACCGGGTCGTGGCTGCAGGGCCTGGGCGCGGCGATGGTCAAGGCGGTCTCGGCCGGCCAGCTGATCGCGGCGTCGACGGGCCAGCCGTACATCGAGGCGATGGTCCGCCAAGACGGCCTGGCCAACAACTACCTGGAGCAGGCATTGCATGTGGATGCCCGCGCCCTTTCGGGTGTCGCCGCGGATGGCCGGACGCTGGATTCGCTGCTGTATCTGCCGGTGATCCGCACCAAGACCCTGATCGGCGGCGGCCTGACGTTGCAGGAGGCCATGCTCGCCGGGCAGGCCCAACTCCTGCGGATCGCGGCATCGGAGGTCGCGGATGCCGGCCGTGGTGCGGCCAGCGTGGCCATGGTCGCGAACAGGTCGGTGACCGGGTACGTGCGGACGGTCCGGTCGGGCGCGTGCGCGCGCTGCGTGATCCTCGCCGGGCGCTGGTACCGCTACAACGCCGATTTCGAACGCCATCGACGGTGCCAGTGCTACGGGACCCCCGCGACGGAGGCCCGCCCGGGGCGCCACACGAACCCGATGGGCTTCTTCAAGGGCTTGTCTCGCACGGAGCAGGATCGCCGGTTCGGCCTGGGTGGCGCGGAGGCGATCCGCAACGGTGCCGACATCTACAAGGTCGTCAACGCCAGCCGATCCACGGTGAAGGTGGAGGCCTACGGCCGCAAGGTCAAGGCGACGCTCGAGGGGACGACGCGCCGTGGTGACTTCTACCAGCAGATGCGCCGCGAGACGGAGCAGAGGACCGGACAGCGCTTCGCACGGGGCGGCGCCGACGTGGAGCAGGGCCTGCCCCGATTCAAGCTGCAGACTCCCCGACTGACGCCGGGCGAAATCCTTCGCCTCGCCGACGGCCGGGATGAGCTGATCCGCCTCCTGCGGCGCTTCGGCTATCTGAACTGACCGCGCGCAAGGCGCAGTCACTGATCCCGCAACGGGAGACCCACCACCATGAGTAAGACGCGTACCCGCTGGCTGCCCGCTGCCCAGAGCGCGGGCTGGTTCCAGCTGAACCGCCACGACGACCCCGACCCTGTCGACCCGGAGCCCGCTCCGGACCCGGCGGCCGATCCCGCAGACCCCGAGCCCGAACCTGACCCGGAGCCCGACGGCGATCCTGCCGATCCGGACCCCGAGCCCGATGACGCGGACGCTCTCGGCGAGGCCGGCAAGAAGGCCCTCGACCGCATGAAGCGTGAACGCGGCGAGGCGAAGAAGGCTGCCGCCGCCGAGAAGAAGCGCGCCGACGAACTTGCCCGCAAGGTGCAGGAGTTCGAGGACGCGCAGAAGTCGGAGTCGGAGAAGCTCGCCGCGAAGGCCGAGCGATCCGCTCAGCGGGAAGCAAAGGCGACCGCGCGTGCTGTGGCTGCCGAGGTGCGGGCCGCAGCCGGTGAGTTCGCCGACCCGGCGGACGCCGTGGATGTGCTGATGCGTGACCCCAGTCAGTACGTCGACGCCGACGGTGAGATCGACATGGACGCGATCGAGACGGCCCTGTCGGATCTGCTGGAGCGCAAGCCGCACTGGGCGAAGCCCGAGCCGGCCGCCCCGGCCGCCGAACCGAAGCCGAAGCCGAAGCCCGATCCGGGCCAGGGCTCGCGCGGCGGCACCGCGCCCGTGGACTATCGCACCGCCTCGAAGGACGCCGTGGCTGCGGAGCTCGCCAAATTCGGCTACCGGCAACGCGTGTGATCGAAGTCCGCGCCCATCTGGGCGACGGGCGCACCGAGATCACGGTGGCCGGTCACGAAGAGCATGCCGCTGGGGGTCGCGTCTGCGCCGCCGTATCGGCCATCGCCCAAACCGCACTGCTCGGCCTTCAGATGTTGGCCGAGCAATACCCGGACCTGGTGTCCGTTGAGATCACTGAGGAGTGACATGACCCCCAGCCTGACCGCGGCCCGTCCGCGGCCTTCCGTCCAGGGCCTGGCCCGGCGGTGGTTCCGGCTCGACCGGCACGCCGGTGTCCGCCCGTCCCTGCCTGCTGGCATCCAGGCGATGCTGCAGAACGGGATGCTCGACCGCGTCTTCCGGGACGCACTGGTGCCCAACTTCCTCTTCCCGCAGATCGCGGACGCGGAGCCGTGGATGGGCGGCCTCGGCGACACCAAGACGTTCACGAGGAAGGGCCTCTTGGCTCCGGTCGTGACGCCGGTGACCGGGTCGGACCCGTCGGCCGCGACGTACAGCATCGAGCAGTGGTCCGTGACCATGGATCAGTACGCGAACAGCATGGACACCAACATGCTGGGCAGCTCGATGGCCCTCGCGTCCAAGTTCCTCGCGGACGTCGAGAACCTCGGCATCAACGCCGGGCAGACCATCAACCAGGTCGCCCGCAACAAGCTGTACGGCGCGTACTCGGGCGGCCGGACCTGGTGCACCACGGCCGGATCCTCGGACACGTCGATCATCGTGCAGTCCGTGGCCGGGTTCACCACGGTCATGGTCAACGGCGTTCCGACCCCGGTGTCGGCGTCGAACCCGCTGACGGTGACCATCGCAGGTACCGGCAACACGGTGACCGGCGTGAACACCGGCACCAGCACCCTGACGCTGGGTACGGCCCGCACGGACGTCGCCGGTGACTACGTGGTCGCGGTGAACGCTCCGGTGACGGTCCGGGCGACCGGAAACTCCGCCTACGACCTGAGCGGTTCGAACGTCGTGACGTTCGCCAACTTCCGGGCCGCGGTGGCGCGTCTGCGGAAGATGGCGGTTCCGACGGTGGGCGGCTACTACGTCGCGCACATCGACCCCGACACCGAGGCGCAGCTGTTCGCGGACTCCGACTTCAAGCAGGCGCTGCAGGGCCGCGTGGACTCCCCGATCTACCGGGACCTCAGCATCGGAAGGTTTGCAGGGATCGACTGGGTGCGCAACCTGGAGGCGCCGGTCATCACGAACGGCGGCTCGGCGGGCACGCTGACGGTGCACCGGCCGATCGTGCTGGGCGCGAACGCGCTGATGTCGGCTCCGTTCGAGGGCACCAACAACCTCCTCGCCGGTACCGGCGTCGAGGACGTGCCCGAGATCCGCAGCATCGCGGCGGCGCCCGGAGTGGACGTCACCCTGCTGGTGCGTCCGGCGCAGGACCGCCTGCAGCAGGTCATCTCCTCGACCTGGTCGTGGGTCGGCGACTACGGCGTCCCGTCCGACGCGGGCACGGGCGACGCGGCGCTGTACAAGCGCGGCGTCGTCATCGAGCACGCCTGATCCCCGTCTCCCGTCGGCGCGGACGCTTCCCTGTCCGTCCGCGCCGACGGG